GGACTTACTAACCCATTAGCAATAGCATGGGAGGTCCTTCCTTATTCATTTGTCGTTGATTGGTTTGCACCAATCGGACGATGGGTGAATACTTTTGATGCCACCCTTGGTTGCACTTTTGTTTCCGGGACACTTAGCTCAACGGTCGACACCGTCTTCCGTTGGTCGAATGTGGCTCGGTTTCAAGAGGGTAACTTTTTATATGAGTACACCGGCTGTATAGGTTATGGCCGGCAGTTCACATATAAGCGGGCGGTGCTTGCAGGGTTCCCGGTTGTTTACTTGCCACAACCGAAAGACCCCTTTTCAAAAGGGCACGTGCTAAATGCGCTTGCTCTTTTGACTCAAGCCTTTCTCAAATAGAGAAAGTGACGGCAAATTAACCCTTTCCATCTAAATCTAGAGGAAAATCATGTCTGCTCAGGCAGCCATAGCAGCAAAGACCGCATTGTCGGCTTTGAGTTTCACCGGCACTGCGTTCTCCATCGCCCCGCGTGGTAAGGACGCAAACAACGTCCTAGCGTGGGTAAATGCTGGAACTGTCAGCCTTCAAGATACAAAGGTCGACTTTTCCTACCGTTTACCAACGACCTCACGTAAGACGACGAAGGCTACCCTTCGCGTATTCTCTCCGAAAACGTACACCGATACTACAACCGGTCAGATAGTCAAGGTTGGCGATTCCATTGCCAGCATTGATTTTACCTTCCCGGACGGTGCTACGATTACGGAAAGGACCCTGTTGGTCGATATTCTGACCACCACTCTCGGCGCGGCTGAATTCCGCCTCGCCTTGAATAGTGGCGACGTCATGTACTAACCTTCTCTTAATTCCGTTTCTCATTATTGTATTTTCACTATTCGTAGTGATTATACAACTTGCGATTCGGCTTTTGAGAAGGAAAGGTGCATTTCGAAGCTACTAGGGTACTACATAAACTGAGATCTCATTTATGGAGAATACATGACTTCCTACAAACGTAGAAGCCATAGCGTAGGTTCGTCTATTACGGACCATGTCATTCAAAAGACCCTTGAGTCGTTGAACACTCCTCGTTCTCTTGCGGTTTGGATGTTGTATAAATATAAGGAACACGACCAGCTTATTCAGCTGGAAGTCGATCCATTAAATTATACTTCATCCTCATCGTTCAGGGATGATTTGTGCGCAACTTCTCTGCTCAGTAAGGCTGACTTCCTTTCGACTTCGGTTGATCGGAGGTCTGAGGCCTTATTGAAGTTTCTCAAGTCTGAGGAACTTTGCAGGCTGACTAACTTACGGGTTTTGCCCTTTCTTGAGGGAGGGAGTTTCCCACCTCATGAACTGCATGTCTTCGTTGAGAAGGCACGTAGAAAAATAGGTCAAATCCTTGGTAAGTTTGATGCCCTGGAGCTCTTTGAAGACAGTGGTTGGGGTCCAGGTGTGTCCACCTTGTTAAAAGGAGAGACATCTGTTACGCCTAACAAGTACCAGTATGAAACTGGTATTACGCGACAAGCTTTCGACATTGCGTGGCCTTTTCTTAACGAGGCCTACCCTAGCTGGTGGAATGAGATTCTTAGCAAGATCTCACCCACTATCGAAGGGGGTAATGTCGTCACCACTGTTCCGAAGAATTCGAAAACGGATCGTGTTATAGCCATTGAACCCGGATGGAACCTTTGGTTTCAGAAGGGTTTAGGGCAAATGATTCGCAGACGTCTTCTTCGTTACGGCTGCAACTTGAATAGTCAAGTTCCTAATCAGAACTTGGCTAGAGTAGCCTTTAGTCAACAACTCGCAACTGTTGACTTCAGCTCTGCTAGTGATACAATCGCTCGCAAAGTCTGTCAGCTACTTCTTCCCCCTCGCTGGTTTACAGTGATGGAGATCTTCAGGTCGCATTGCGGTAACCTTGATGGTCGAAAACTTCTTTATGAGAAGTTCTCTTCCATGGGCAATGGGTTCACGTTTGAGCTTGAGAGTATGATCTTTTACTCTTGTGCTCTGGCGTGTTGCACTGCTGACGAGTATGATAGCGTCTCCGTTTTTGGCGATGACGTCATCCTCCCGGCGCATAGGTTACCTTCTTTCCATGAATTAGTTGCTGCCCTGGGGTTCATTGTTAACACTAAGAAGAGTTTCTCTTCTGGGTGCTATTATGAATCCTGTGGTAGTCACTTCTTCAAGGGTTCTGAAGTCAAACCATTCTTTCTGCGTCGTAAGATACAGAAAGTATGGGACTTATATCTTTACCATAACAATGTTATGGACTATGCTGCACAGTGTTTAGCTGGAGCAGCAGTCGATTCGAGGTTTAGAGGCTTAGTTATCTATCTTAGAGAATTGACTCCCTCTGAGTATAGATTTCTAGTTCCTCGGCACCTTGGAGCGGTAGGGTTTTCTTCTAACTTTGATGACGCACGGCCTTCGGTCGTACGGCAACTCGGTTTTAAGGTTCCCTGCCTAACTACAGTAGCCCAAAGGCTACCGTTCGACGGGTACGGTCTAGTTCTAGACCGTATCAAAGCTATAAGTACTTCAGAAATCGGGGTTAAGTTTCAAGGCCCTTCTGCTTTTCCCAAAGCCGAAGGTAACCTTGTCCCGATAAAGAGCCGTGTAAAACGCCGAAAGAGCAAAGTTCTTGTCTCTTTCGGTCAGTGGCACAGCTTCGGAGACTGGGTCTAACGGCCCTTATCCGTTACTCCTCATACTGAGGTGGTAGGGACTTCCCCTTTAATAGAG